TGTCCCGGCGGATCGTCGTCATTTGACGCCTACCTTGACCCATCGCCCATCGTTTTCCAGCACCCTGAAAACGCTGTAGGTCGTCGCCCCGATGGTGATCATATCGCCCCGGTCCGGCTCTTGGCCGAAGTCGGCAAGCAACCCGGTGACGGTCTCGATCCTGCTCCAGGTCGCGCCCGTCAGGCCGTCGGGTTGCTCGTCCATTTCGACCGACTTTTCAACCCGGAGCGCAACCGCGGCGCCGCAGGTCGGCGTGTAGACGGCCGCCGCCCCGGCATGATTCAGGATGGCGGTTGCAGCGGCGTCAAGGATGGAAGCGGCGTCAGGCATAGACTTCTCTCCCCAGCTCATCCCGGACCGGGTTGCCGGTTTCGTCCAGCACGGGCACCGCGTCCGCTTCGACAAGCTGCATCGGCGGCATGTGGATCTCTTCCAGGACGATCTCGCGCAGGTCGATGGTGTCGATCATGGCCTACACCTGCAGGCAGAAGACGTAGGCGTTATAGGTAACGGCGGCGTCCAGGCTCGCCGGGGTCAGCCGGATGCTGTCGCAGTAGCCCTCGAAGATCACCGCCAGCGGGCCGGCGGCCAAGTCGATGGTGCCCAGGGAGACATAATCGGACGCGCCCGGGGTGCGGATGGAGACGTCCATCGTGCCGGCGGCGGGATCGGAGGACAGGTCGATCTGCACCTGCTTGACCTTGACCCGCTCGTAGCCCGTCAAATCGATGGTCTGGGCGCCGTCGGCCTGGCTCTTGCCGCTCACCTTGAAAGTCCGATGCATGGGAGCGTCATCCTTTGTGGTTGGGCGAGCAGGGGCGACCGGATGGCCACCCCTGCGTCACACGGGTTAGCTGAAGTCGTGGATGCGGTAAGTTACGCGCACCTGGAGCTGGTCCTCGGCGGTGGGATCGCCGGTGGGATCGCCGGTGCCCTCCTGCAGGTACAGGGCCTTGTTGAACACGTCGGCGGAGGCGTCGATCACCTCGGCGCTCAGGGCCTGCACGATGGCCACCTGGTCGGCAGTGGCCTCCAGGAAGGTCGCGGCAACGGTGTCCGACACCGCCACACCGCCCAAGGTGAAGGTGAGCCCGTTGCCGGCCGTGTAATTGGCGTCGCCGTCGTGGTTGTAGAACATGACCGCCGAAACGAACTCGATGATCTTGTCCGCACCCGGGGCGGCCACGATCTCCAGCCCCTTGTTGGTGTTGGCGGAGTACAAGGTCTTGATCTCGGCGGCAGAAAAGGATTTCTCCACCGTCTGGACCGTGTTGGCGGCCAGCTCGGTGGCGGTGACGGCGCCGGCCTCGATGTCCGCATTACCCACGCTGTCCGGCAGGATGGCCTTGGGGCACAGCCGCACCTTGATGGTGGCGGTATCGCCGGCGTCCACGGCCTCCAGGGCGATGCCGAAGGGGTCCTCGGTGCTGTCCTTGTCCAGGGCGGTGTCCTTGTCGGTCCAGTAGAGCATGTCGCCGGCAGAGATGGCCGAGTTGCTGCTGCCGTCGTGGGCCTTGGCCAAGAGGTCGAACACGCCCTCGGTCTGCACCGTGGCGTTGTACGGGCTCGCCGTCTCCGCGTCGGTGAGCAGCACGCAGGGCATGTAGCTGCCGACCACGTAGGCATCGCCGGCCTCAGCGCCGGTGACGGTGCCCATCACCATTTTCACGCCGTCTTGAATGAAATTTTTCGCCATTTCTACACTCCTTTCATGGGCCGCCGGAGCGGCCCGGATTCGTCGTTATGCGCCGTAGTTCAGGTACAGCCCGCGCCAGTCCATGGCCTTGGCGCCGGCGTCGATGCGCACCTTGAACTCGGTGCCGTCCACCTCCCAGCCGGCTTGCTGCTCCATGTACGGGGCTTGCACGCCGTTGAGGAAGAACACGGTGACGGTCTTTCCCTTGGCCGCGGCAAGGTACCATTTCGTGGCCGAATCGTCGTCCAGTCGGCTCTCGTAGATCCGCTTGAGCACTTCGCCGGAGTAGGGATTGACACGGGTGGAGGCGAAGGTTGAATCGGTGGCCTCGGTGGAGTTGTCGGAGAACTTTTCCGATTTGAAAAATATCTCCGACACGCCCATCAAGGCCATCGGGGCAAGGAAAAACTGCGGGCGGATGTTGAGCCGCCGAAGCCCTGAAAGATCGGTCTGTGTGCCCATGGAAAGGAAGGCCGCCGCAAGGGTGGAGATTCCAGGTGCCGCGCCGTGGCCGCTGGACAGGTAGTTTGCATGCGTCGATGTGTCGAACAGTGCCACCGCGTCGCCCATGGCTGCGTTGGCGGTCAGGACAGCATAGGGAAGATCGCCGACTTTGCGAGCGGCGGCCTCGCCCATGCCGAAGAAATTGGCGGTGATCGCGTTCAGGTCGTCGTTGATGATCGCCTGCCGGCTGATAGCCGCCAGCTTGCCGTAGGTCACGACCGAATAGCTTTCCTGCGCCTCGGTGCGCGCTCCGTATTTGTACTCTTCGGATTCGCCCACCTCGTCGAGGTCGGAGAACTCACCGATCCGCGGGGAGTAGTGGGTTTTGAAATCGGAGACGGAACCAACCGCGCACCATTCGCGCCACGTCTCGTTGGCGGTTTCCCAGCCGGTGAAAAGCGACTTGTGGGCGACGTTGGCGAGGATGTAGGGAAAGTCGCTGCTCGTCAGCGCCCGGCCCACCATTTCGAGCGGGCTGCCGGTGTGCGGTCGTCCGGCCAGAATCAGGCTGTGACGGGCCAGCTCGCGCAAGCTGTAGCCTGCCAGGTCACGCGCCCCGAGGATCTTGTCATGGTCGCCGGGGATCCCCGCGCGAATCAGAACAGCCCCTTCGGCCGCTGCCCGGAACTTGTCTTTCTCGTCGGTGATCAGGGTGGCGCGCCCGCCGACGTCCGGCACTTTCGGGTCGAGCCCGACGGTGGCCAGGTGATCCATGACCACCACGCGGGCTTTGTCGAGGCTTGCGCCTTCGTCGATCAGCTTCCGGGCGGCCTCGTCGGGAAGACCGAACTTGCGGCACATGGCCCCGATCTCGGTGATCCGCTTGCGCTCTTCGACCACGGCGGCCGCTCGCTCTGCTTCGGGATCGGCCGCAACGGTTTTCTTTTCCGGGGCCTGGGGTGCAAGCAAACGCGCCTTGATGTTGTCCATGAAGGCCCGCAGTTGATCGTCGGTCGATTCAGCGGGCATGCCGAGAAGAACCAAAAACTCTCGCAGTTTGTCCATTTCTTCGTGCTCCTTTTTCGTTGTGAGTGATCGGGCTTTGGCCCGCTGATCAGCGCCAATGGGGCAAACGCTCAACTCCCGCGGCGTCCATTTTGTCACTACTCTCATCGGCCCGGTGAACTCCCGGCCGTTGATGCTTTGCTTTTCTTTGTCCGGTATCCACCGGCTTTCATTGACACGGTAGCCGACGGAGAAGTCGGTAAGGTGCCCCTCCCGGATCTTCGTCCACGGTCCGGCGGCCTCTGCGACTTCGGAGAAAAACGCCCGTCCGATGAGCTTGTCGCCGTCAACCTTCATTTCCCGGTAGCTGCCCAGGACATCCTGCGTTGCGTAGCGCATGTGGGTGTCGAGCAAGGGGACCTGCCGCGCGGCGGGAAGCTGGCAACCGCTCATAAGCAGGATCTCCGGGACCACGGCGTAACGCTCATAATCGAAGACTTCGACCGGGTCTTCGGTGGCGCCGATCGCTTCGACGCTTCGCTTTTCGGCGTCGATTGTGCCGGGGCCGTCGGCGCGGATTGAAATGGTGCGATAGGTCAAATCAGATTTGAAATCTTCAGGCGGCATTGTCTTATCTCCTGATGAGCGCCAGCCGCGCGGCTTTTTGTTCTTCGATGGCGGCCGGGTTGTTTTGCGATGCGGTAGAAACCTCTTCGGGTTGCAATCCCATTTCCTTTTCCCATGCCCGAAACTCTTGAATTTCCCTCAAGACTTCTTCTGGATCACGTCCGCGTGCCCTGATCACTTCTTGTGGGGACCGCAAGTGGGACTTGGTTGCATCGGCCCACGCCTTGGTCTCCTTCAGCGGGTCAATGCTTTCCATGCCAGGCGGCTGCCATTCGCACCGGCGCCAGATGTGCGGGTTGCTGAAGTAGTTGGGCAGGTCGAGCTTGCCGGCGGCGACGGCATAGTCAAAGAACGGATCGACCGCCGGCCGGCAGAACTGGCGCACATGCCGGGCGATGATTGGGCGAAGCGAAAAGATGAAGTCGTTTCGCGCCGTCCGGCTGGTGGAGTAGTTCAGGCCCTGGTAGTCGCCGCTCAGGATCTCGTAGGGGATGCCGGTCGTGACTGACATCATGCACAGCAGCAAGCGGACCATCGGCGGGAAGTTGGAGCCCGGACGAGGGTTGCTTGCGATCTGGATATCTTCGCCAGGGTTGAGGTACTCGATGACCGCGTTTTCGATTTCTTCGATGTATTCTTGTTCGCCGTCGTTGTTTTCCACGGCCGTCAATCCGAGTTGACGGCTGGCAGGCGAATCGGACTTGACGAATGCCAGATATTTTGCCGCCATCTTCGCCGCGTCTATTTCCGCGTCCATGTACTCTTGCAAATCATGGGCGAGGAGCAACCCCGAGGCCCATGGGGATATGCCCCGGAGCTGCCCCGGTCGGCGGGTCTCGAAACCGTGGATGATGTCACCGGCGGCAATGCGGACCGGCTTGCCCCAGCCGTCCGGGTCGTCGAAGTGATAGGCGATCACCCGGCCGGTAGACTTCTGGTATTCGATGCCCTGGTAAATCTCTACCGTTTGACTTCCGTGCAACCCGGTGTCGTTCCTGGATGTCAGCCAGTCGGCCTCGTAGGCTTGCAGGCAGTAGGGAATGAACCTGCCCTCGTTTGGCCGGTAGCGCTTCACGAGCACGAATTCGCCGCACTCAAGATCCTGCCTCTTGCCGAGCGCCATCATTTCGTACAGGTGGAGCTTGCCCGCCACGTCGGCCTCGTCGGCCCAGAAGGAGAAGGCGTCCTCGATGGCTTGCACGCGCTTTTTGTCCAGGGAACCGTCAGGCGCCCGGACCTTGGATTGGAACATGATGCCGGGGCCGACGACGTGCCCCACCACCCGCTCAACGGCGTTGGCGAAGTAAGGAAAATCCCGCACCAGTTGGCGAACCCTGGCCCGGACCGGAACGGAAGAATTGGCAATCAGCGAATTGACGTTTGCCGAAGTCGGCGACCAGGCGCCGGTCATGCGGTCTGTCTTCGCCGCGGCGTAGGTCTCGGATCTTTTTTCCAGCGCGCGAAGCTTGCGACGGGCGACCTGCCGAGACAGGGCTTTTTCGGGGGACCACCAGGCTATGAGTCGGTCGATCAAGATCGGCACCTCCCACCGTTGCCGGCATAGACGCGCCGGTGAACGTCGCCCAGCTCGCGGGCGATGGTGGCCCGGACTTTCATCAGCCGGTCAAGGTCGGCCTCTTGATATTCGATGGAGTGCCCGTTTGAAAAATAGACTCGCCGCACAGCCTCGCCGCTCGCAAGCGCAAGGATGGCGGCCTCGATGGATGCCAGATCGGTGGAGGTCCAGGTGGATGCCATGCGCGCATGATAGACCAGGCCTTGAGGCTATTTTTTACGGGTGCGGAAAAATAGGGCAAGATCGGGTTATTTTTGGGGCAAGATCGGGGCAAGATTTTTCTTGACAGGATTTTATCTAATCATGTTGGCACGTTGCGCCGGTCGAATTATTTTTTGTCGGGGTGCATTTTTTTCTTGACAAGCATCGTTATTATGATTATATTCAAATCAACGATGGATTGAACCACTAACCTGGAGGAAAAAATGAGCTACAAGATCGCAGCAATCAAGGACGGAAAAATCATCGGACTGAAAAAATACGACCTGGCAGGCGACCGCGACGCAAACGTCGCCGCAGCCGTCAACAGCCTCGCCGCCGAACTCGGGATCGAGCCGCCCGCCAGCATGCCCCGCAGCCGCGGGGTTGTCGGACCGGACGGAACCGAGTGGGGCCGCATGTCGGCAGACGTTGCGGTCGGAATGGTCGAGGTTGGTTTCGGCAAATGGGGATTCGAGGAATAATCGACAAACAGCCCTGCTACGGGTCGGGCACAAGGCGGCGCTTCCTCCCCCACCTGAATGAAGGGGTCTCCGCGCCGAAGAATGATGATGGAGGGATGAAATGCGATACGTCGTCACCGTCACCGTCACCGGCCCGAACGGGCAGACTGCCCGCCGGGTGTTCGCCTGGCTGGTCGATGCCATCGATTACGCCCGGTTGTCGGCCGGAATCGGCAACCGGTGCGAAATCGCAAAGGAGGTGCCCGATGGAGTGCAAGTGTGAAAGGTGCGGTCACGTCTGGACCGCGCGCACCGACAAACCGAAGGCCTGCCCGGCGTGTAAGAGCTACGCTTGGCAGAAGCCTGGAAAGGACGGCAAGAAATGAAAACAGCGAAAGAAGCGGCGATGAACCGTTTCTCGCTCATTGCCGCCCGCCTCTTTTCCTGGCCGTTGCCATCTTCCGTTTCGGCGCCGTCGGCACCCCCATGTGGGCCTCGCTCTGGATGC